CATGGCCGCAATATAGCAAAGAATTAGCAGGTCAATAGCTACCTGGGTATGTCGCCGGTCAACCATTGCCATTACCATGCCCATCCGCAATATGCTTATCAATACGCCTATTTACATCCGCAATCTTGCCATTAAATTCCTTGCGGTAGTCAATAAGTGCGCCTTCTAGCCTAGCCATGGATAATGTAAGGCCATCAATTTTAGTCTCTATGCGGCCCTCCTTTTCGCCTTGGGCCTTGCAGTCAGCCTTTAAGTCTTTAACTTCTTTGCCCTTTAATACAGACCGTCCGCAAAAAAAGCTGGCTGCACTTATTAAAACGCAAACAAATGCCAAAATAATTCCAAGGTCAATTGTCACATACCCCACCGCCTTCACCCCGCCCGTTTTGATTGTAATATTCCACGCACTTTTCAATACATATAAAGCTAGACTGCCCCAGAAGCGCCGCCGTAAGCCATTGCGTAAAGGTAGCCAACCCAGCCGGGTATTCACCGCGCAAAAACCACGACACAACAATAACTGTCCAGGTGCCAATTATCAAGCACAAAACAACAATAATCGCTATTGTAGTGATGGCAGGCTTTTTCTTGGACATATTTACCTTGTCGGCTACTGCCTGAGCCAGTGCCGCATTGTCCCGCGTCATTATGCCACCGCGCTCTGCCCGAAAACAGCTTCTTCCAACTGCGACAGCCTTGCACCAGCCATACGCTTACCCAGTATTACACTTCGTATCATATCCCTAGTTATATCCAGGCCAATAGGGTTGCCCTGCTCAAAGCTTGCACGGCAAGTACCTTGTAAGTATCCAGCCGACACCCATTCCTGCACTATGTTCCTCAGTAGGCCTTCCGGCACCTCGCTTATAGTGTTCCATCTTGGCATATCCTCCACCTCTTCCTCTCTAACAATCACCCGCCCGCAAATAGATTCCGCAATGGCGTGACAAATCGCCTCAAAATGCTCTTGGTACAATCGTACATCCGTGCGGGAGTTAACAAAGCATACTTCTATTAAGATTGCTGGGGCCGTTGTGTTGTTTAGAAAACTCAGGTTGTTTCTTGCTACGGCACCACTGTCCCGCTGGTGCCTAAGCAGTAAGCCCGATGCGTCTGATATGGCCCTTGCCACGCGGCCTGCCAGTTGGCGGGTTATCTGGTTATTTGTGTGATGCAACACTTCTACGCCAATGGCTCTGTCTTCAATTATACCTGTTGCCGTACTGTTAAAGTGTATGGATACATCCAAATCACGGCGTAGACCATTATGGTGCCGTACAATTGCGCCAACATTGTCACTCACGGTGCGGGCATTGTTTTCGTGGAATGTGCTGACACCTACCCCAGCACCACGCAAAATTGCCGCAACCCGGCCTGTTACTTTACGGGCTTCGTCCACTTCGTCTATAAGCCCCCTGGCCCCACGCACAAAAAGGCCATGGCCAGAGGAAATTGCTATACTATTCCACATCAAATGCCGCCCCCTTTTCTTCACCCACTACTGCCGCTGGCTCAGGACACTCACAAGCCCAAATACACCCGCAATGTGTATTTTCGCGCGGGATTGCCAGCACCTTTTCTACCCGTATTTCGCCCGTGGTCATATCAGCACAGTACCGCATCTGGTCATGCTCCCCGCGGCTTCCTGTGGTGGGCAACTCTTTGCAGGTTACGTATTTATCTGACGACTTTAGCAAGGCCTTGTCGTAAACAACATGACCATCATCAAAAACAAATGCCTCCGACATTGGCATGGCCGCCGTCTGCGCCGCATGGGGCGGCGGGTCATCAAAGCGTGGTATAACCAGGATATTAGCCCCTTGCTGTGCATACATACGTCCACCATGTACAAACAGTGCTGTGTATGGCGGGAAAGCTAATGCCCTCTGCAATTGGCTACTATTGTTTATGCCTGTCGCGTCACCTGAACCCAATGTTAATTCTTGCATCATCACTGGATTCATCCTAAGGTCAGCAGGGGCTGTGTGCCCTGCATTTCCCGCAACGACAACTAGGTTTAGCGTGTCTGGGCGCAGGTAGTATGTTGGGTAAAATCTCTCCGTTACAGCATCATACAAAATCCTTATCCTATGGTCATTTCTGGCAGTGCTTGTTTGTGGTGCAGTCGTGGCCACATGCATCACCTGCGCGGCATTATTATACACAACATATACGTTATTGTGATTATTGTAATCGCGTGGGACCATTGTAGTCCCACTCCCTGATATAACCTGACTGGGTCCCGTTCTGTTTATATGGACATGCGCGGCGGCACCACTAGTCCCCCATACAAACCCTGCCACTCTACCCTGGGGTGTCCTGCCTATCAAAGAGGCTGAGCTTCCGCCCTCTTGCACGTTAACTATAGCAGTGCCTGCTGCATTTAATGTGGTCCTATTTAGCGTGTCGAACCCACCAGGCCCTGTAGCACGCAGAAAAAGTGTAGCGTTATTACGCCCCCCATGCTGGAGGATTGGCCCAAAGGATGTTGGCTGATTGTCTGCGCCCGAAGGTCCAAAATAGCCAGTGGCATGTCGTGCCCTCACTACTGCTAATGTTTCGGGGTCGTAAAAAGTCGTATGCATATTGACGGTTGTTATATTGCGTAGAATATGCACCAAATTTCCACCAAGAATACCAAGAAAGACGGTAGTGCTACCAGTCAACACAAGCATCGTGTTGGTTATTCGCTCAAAGGTTACTAAGTCTATGCTCATTAACAGCAAGATTGTTGATGAGGAAGAATTAGCAAAATACAATTTACTCGTGCCGAACCCCCAATTTATGCTTGTATGGGCGGAAACTATAGTGCCGGTATCTAGGTCACCAGACCGTCGCAATACCTCTAACGTATTAATGTCAAGCGCAACCAATTGTGTGCGTTGGACATTGGCTCCCTCTGCCAAGAAATACAATGCATTGCCAATAATAAGCATGCTTGACCATGCCGTGCTCTCGTGCGTATATGTTGCCAGCCTGCGCAATGCGCCATCTACGTACATGTGTCTGTGTATGGATGCGCCATCGCGGATATACATACTTCCATTCCTATGCAATATAATCCCTTGCATCCCAGGGGATACAGCCGCATCCCAGGCCGCAACATTAGCACCTGCTACGCGAACGGCATTAGGCAGCACTTTATTTTCATATGTCTGCATGCGCACATCATGTAGCCCATACTGGTCAATTAAATTTTCAGTGTGTATCCGCTCCATGATATCGTTTAACGCAGACGCTTCCCCGCCCTTTGCCTGTATCTCACTATTCACAAATTTAGCATCAAATGCAAGAGCCATCTACATCACCTCCGTAGCCAGCGTATTCCACGCTGTAATCTGTGTATTTTCCCATGCAGTAGTAACAATAGTATTATTGCCTTCAACAACTTCCCATGGGAAAAACCTAGTCAAAACAACAGCCGCATCAGGCGTGAAAATAGAAATTTGCTCCGCAAGCAACATACCCGTCAGCATAACTGTCCAAGTTTCACGGATGGCATTGTACATAACCCCCCGGTATTCGTATGGGTAGCTAAAGTCAGGTGTACGCTTGCACCCGCGCTTGGCCCAATCCGCATCAAAGTCGTGGTTAATAAATGTAAATAACTGCGTCTCAATCTGGCCCAAAAGCAACCTAAAATCATGAATAATCGCCTCAATATTCGCACGCTCTTGCGCAACCCAGTCCTCATGTATCTGGCGCCACCGCGCCACCCAATCCCCCTGGTCGGTATCCCAATGGTCACGGAAGTTGGCCACCCAATTCGCTTGTGACTGCTCCATTTCCTCTACCAAAGCATGTATCTGCAAAAATAGTGTTCTGGTATCCACGGTCGACACAAGGCCAGTAACAAATCCGCATACACTGGTATCCATGCGGGTATCAAGAATATTAGCCTGGGTTATAGTCAAGGCATTGGGGTGCACGGTAATCATGCATAGCTGTATATCCCATACATCATCATTACGCACCAGCGTGGGCACTTGTGGCGTATTAGCCGCCACCCCCGGTATATAAAACGGGAAACATGTACGGGCAATGAGGTCGTGCCTCAGCACCACAATATCCCGCCGCCCCATGGTCAAGTGCGACGGGGCCACGGGAAACTCCAGATCCCGCTTAACAATACAACGCCGCCCCTCAACAAACCCCGCTCCAATCCGCAAAGTAAGCACCATAGAATTGTGACGTGACACAACCTGCAACCACTGGGAATTACCATTATCAGGCACATCCGCAAGCGGGTTGGGAAACACTCCATTGCGGAAAAACAGCTTCATGATATTGGCTTCGTCGTCAGCATCATACATTCTATCCCCCAGCACAATGCCGTCAGGGTTAGTCATAATCCCGCCACCTGCGTCCCTCAAATCCTCGCTATTATACGGAAACGACAATATATCCTCTTCCTGCCCAATCGGAAATGCATCAGCCATATCTACCCCCTAATTTCACTAGTATTAATCTCAATATTACGGCCACTTAAATCATAAAACTCTGTCACTTCAGTAACGATTTCCCTGATCCTAAAATCCAAATCCCTGTTCTCCAAGGTTACAATACTACCCAAGCCCCAGTCCTCCATGTATATAAATTGGGGGCTGGCCGCACTAATCACGCTGGTAATTACCTGCACCGCGCGGTTGGCTTGCAATGCCTCCCGGGCCGCCTCAAGGTTAGTCTGTGTCCCTTGCGCTGGCGCAGATATCGCAACCTCGCGCCTGTCCATGCCCGTCACTGTGCCATGGGTAAAGCTATCGCCTACCAGCACAACATTTTTGTACTGGCTTACATCCTCCCAGTACTCCTGCTCTGCCACATTGGCAAATTCATGTGAAAATGTTGTTTCGGATTCCATGGGCCTATAAAACAGAATTTCGTACATGCGGGCCGCGAAATTCCAGTCAACCCTAACCCCTACGCTATGGTCTTCCAGCGTCTCAATAATAACGGTATCCGCATGCCTTTGCCGCGCATTAATCCATATACTTGTCGCAGGTATGCTTATCGGCAATAGCCGCAAATTGGCCATCCTTCGCGCCGAAATTGCCCCAGTCAAGAAGTTATTGTTAATCACATTTTGCAATAGCACCGGGTGAGTAAAGCGCCCCTCAAGGGTAACAACCCGACGGTTAAGTATAATCGCCGCAAAGTGCCCTCTCACGATTATCAATTCCCGGTTATTTATAGTCTTTATCTTGTGCCGGGAGGTAATAAACGCCGCCTCATTAGTTCCACGGTTATAAATAATGTTCCCAGGCACGCGCGGCCTACCATGTCGTGGCGGTTGCTCTGGGAGATACAAGTTAAACTGCTCCACCGTATAAGGCACAGTCAACTGAAATTCCCCAGGCCGCGAAAACCGCCGCCGCCATCTAAAATCTACAAAAATGGGTGTCATCTCTTGCAACACCCAATTGCTATTATAAATTTCAAATTGCGGCACCCCAAAGGGGGTCGACTCAGACAACATCTGCAACATCTGCGGACTGTAACCGGGCAAAGAAAAAGCATTAGGCATTATGTCCACTCTCCGCAAAGGTAAATAGCGGTACATATTGTATATATACCGCCATATTGCCAACATTTACGTCAGCATCAAAACCTATTTGATTTTCACCTACGCCCAGAAGGAAGAAATTTGTATTGGGTGCATCCACTCTATTCATGGCCCTCGCGCCATTGTGGAATACACGTCGCTCCTGGGGGGTGCTTATTATCGTTATTATGTCATGTGGGGCCATAGTCACCAAAAGCCGTATGCGCTCACCCGTGGTAACATTAATAATTGACGGGTTAACAACCGTACCGCCCCTGGCCCTCAGCGTAGCAGTAAACCCGCTACGTACATCACCAATATTATTGAAAGTAGACTGCAAAGCTTCTGCCCGTGAGGCAAATATAAATCCCGCTGGCCGTTCCGGCCGCAATACCCGCCGCTGTGGCGACGAATGCGGAAACCGAAACAACTTCTTTGTCTCCGCAATTACCTCAGTATGCGCCACCCCCTGGTAAAAAGATGACGGCGCAACCATTGATATGATAAATCTCAATATCTTTTGATTATGATCCCAATATATTTTGGGGTTCTTCTCTAGCCTGTAGGGTATTTCTTTTGTCGGGATAGATATATGCGGGTTATCGTTTCTGTACCGCATAACCCCTGGCAAAGTCTGATTAAACACATGCCCAAGTTGCCTGACAGCCTGCTCCGTCGTCATATTGGGCCGTCGCACCTGCCCACGCAACTCCATGTACAAGTCTCCGGGCCTATCACCCATCACAATGCTACCCTCTACCCCGCCCTGCTCCACACGATGTATATTCTGTGCTCTGTCTTCATCAAGCACTTGCGGTATAAACGTTCCGTGGAAATTCATAGCAAGCGAAGTCCCAACCGCATTAGTAAAGGTTAATGTCACATGCCTAGTTACAAGCATTACGCATACCCCTCCACTCTAGCCGCCTGTTGCGTAGCTCGATACAGCAAAAACGGCGTTTCGTCTTTAGTCACGCCATAGAAATTATTTTCTTGTTGCACCACCAGCCCCCCGCCATATGAAGCATACGCAGGCTCTGGCATAAGGTCAGCGGCCGACATCATCATTGGTGCTGACATGGCCATGGGCGCGGAAAAGCCAGTAGGCCCCACCGCAAACGCCGCCCTGATAGACGCCGCAATAGATAGCGCCTGTTGTAGTAGCATCGCCTGCGTAGATATCAAACCCTGCCCCAGGGCCAACCCAAGTGCACGACCAGTGTTAAAGCCCTCACGCCTAAAATAGGCGTACATCGCGTCCACCATGCGGCGGGTTATATCGTCGACTATCTGCGACATTGATTCCATGTATTGTGTTGCTATATCTACTATTTCGCTAAATCCAGTACTGAAAAGGTTTACTTGGTCGGCTATTGCTTGTGGACTGATTATTTCGGCAATGGGTTGTTGCGTACCGCCCTGCATCATTTGGCCAGCAATATCCGCAAAGCCAGTCATTCCTTTAGCGTAACCTTCAACAGCCGCCTTTCCGGCATCTACAAAAACAGACCCGCCCAAATACTTCAAATGGTCGGCCAGCTCTCGTATTTCTGCGTCTGTTTGTTCACGTAGCGGCTCTAGTTCTGATATTGCAGCTTCCCTGGCTAACTCTTGCATTTCACGCCAAAGCTCTACATATGCAGCTAATTCAGCATCTGTCTTTTCATTTAGAGCCTGTATATCAGCCGTGGCCGCAACTCCAAAACCTCTGATTTCGTCTAAGAGTCCTTCATAAATACCGCGGCTGGCCAAGGCGTCAATGCTTGCGACATACTCATAGAGTGCATCACGTTGTGATTGTAGGTTGCGGTAGAGTATTTCGCCTTGCGTTTTTGCCGCTTCCATTTCTGCGGCCGCATGTGCGTCCCGTGCCACTGCCAATTCGGCCATGAGCCCTTGCCGCTCTATATGTCGCTCCCTGTCTGTCAAATGCTCGTTATGGCGTAAGTCTGCAAGCTTTTGCTCTATGGCTATTACGCGCTCGTAGGCCGCAACTTCCGCATCCTGTCGAGATGTATCGGGTGCCCTATGTGCAAATTCATCAAATAAACTAAACGGCCTTAGGAGCGCGTTTGCGGCCCGGTCAAGCGCCTGTGTATAATTAGCTTCTAATTGCGTGATGCGCCCTTGCGCTTGCTCTTGTTCGCGTGCTAATTGCAATCTTGCATTATGCAACCGTCTTTCAGCGTCTTCACGTGCTTGTGTGCCCTTGACAACGCTATTGGTTACGTACATCCACAAGTCTACTTCTTCACGTGCAGACACTTCGCGCCCACGTCGGGCAACTTCAAGCCATTGGTTTGTTGCGGCGATAGCCCCGCGCCCAGCGGCATTTGCGGCGTCCATCGCCGCTTTTTGGGCTTCTTCCGTGGCATCGTCAGCCTTGGCTTTTATGCCGGCCGCAAGCCCCTCCATAAGGTATTCGCCAATTTCCGCGAATACACGTGACGGTGAGCTAATGCGGAAAAAGCCCCGCACGCCGTCCATAATGCGACGGCCAACATCCATCACAGCTCCAACCGCTGCCCCGGCCATATCAGTAACACCGCGTATCAGACCAGAAATTAAATCCTTACCCGCCTGCCACATGTCCGTAGCAAATCCAGTAATAGCCTCCCAAATACGGGTGCCCACAGCCATGGCAGACTCACCAATTGCCTCAAGCATAGATAAAATGCCATCACGCAATTGCAACAACAAATCCTTGCCAATTTGTAAAATTTCGCTACGGTTATCCCACAATGCTGTGACCATTGCCATAATAATCCGTGGCATAACAGAGGCCAATGTTAATAGCACTTGGGGTAAATTAGTGACCAAAGCCACTAGCAAATCAAATCCAGCCGCTATAATAGCCGGGAGGTTTTCCATAAGTGCCGTAATTATCCCGTCTATGATTACAGGTATGGCCGCTACGATTTCCGTTATGATCACTGGTAAGGCATCCACCAGGGCAATTAGCAAATCAATGCCAGCCTGGATAATCAGCGGTATACTTGCTAACAACGCGTCAATTAGTGCAGGTATAAGTTCCACTACTGCACGTATTAAATATGGTGCCGCCTGTATAATGCCATCTACTAAGCTTAAAATTAATTTAAGCCCTGCCTCAATTAGTAGCGGCAAGAATTCTATGGCATTAGCTATAAGGGTCGGCAAGAGTTCTGCAAAAATGACAATTATTTCGGGCAACATTTCTGTTACCCCATCAATAAGAGCCAAAACTACATCATATCCAGCTCGTTGGATTTGCGGCAATGCTTCTGCCAATGATCGCACCACGGATGGTAAAATCCCTGCAATGCCGTTGACCAATGTTGGCATAGCCTGTGCAACGCCATCAACCAAGCTAAGGACGATTTGTATCCCACGCTCTAAAAATGCAGGTAGCGTCTGTGCAATTTCATCAGCCAAACCGCCAATAGCACCAGAAAAACGATCGCTTGCACCTTCCGCGCCGGTTAGCATACCCACCAGGCCGCCCAGGGCTTCCCCAAACAGGGGCACAAACCTTGTTGCCAATCCTTGCAGTTGGTCTGCCGCCCCAGCGAGGGTTTCGGCAATCGGTGTGGCAATAAAATCCCAAACCTGTAGTTTTGCCCACTCCATGGTATTGCCAAGGATGCGTAGGCTTTCTTCCATGCCGCCGCCGCGCAACTCTGCCATTTCAGCGGCTACTCCATATGAATCAAATGCAGGGATTACTTCATTTTGTATTTCTTCCGCAAGGTTCATAAACTCGAACCATGCGGCTTGTTGCGTTTGGTTCAGGTTATCTGTTATATCAGCGGCAATCAATCCGCCTCGCCCGTATTCATCTAAGTATTGACTTGCTATATTCATTGCCTGTGCTACCGCAAACATTGCCTCTTCGTTTGTTTCGGCGGCAAATATTTGCTCTTGCAATATCTGCAAGTGGTCTCTTTGGCTGTCAGTTAGTTGATTTAATGCCCCTCCCCAGTCATGCGTTCCGTGGATAAGATATTCCAATGCATATCCAAAACTACCTAACGCTTCGAATGCCTTGCCAGACTGTGTGCCAAATTCCATCATAATGGTGCCCATACCGCTATAAAGATTAGCACCGCGTATACCAGCCTGGTACATCCGTGTTAGTATTGCGACATTTGCCTCAGAATCTGCCCCAAACTGCTCAAATGCAGGAGTCATACGGAACATATAATTTTGCATGTCAGCAAGGCTAATGCCAGTATTCCTTATACCTTGCGCAAACAAATCTATATACTTATCGGCATAAGAAGAGTCAGCGCCAACCTTGAGTAGATAATTGCCAACAAAATAAGCCGCCCTACCCAGGTCTTCACCCGTGGCTAATGCCAATGTCTGTGCGGCAGACATAATATTTAGCGCGTCTGCCGTATCCTGCCCCATGACCGCAATATCACTATAGGCCGCTGCCAGTTCTCGTGCAGAGAACCCCCCGGCCAATGCCATATCCTCAAATCCAGTACGCAGATCAGCAATATCATATTGTGTAAGGGCTGTTTGCGCCCTGACGGCACCCATAGCATTGTCAAACTCACGGCCAACATTGAAAGAAGCCACACCCACGCCAATTAAAGCCGTGCCTATTGCGGCGGCGGCGGCAACAAATGCCGTCCCTATTCCGCTTGCAATATCACCCATGGTAGACGCAAACCCGCGCCCTTCACCCTCAGCCCGCGCCATCCCCTGCTGAAACTGGCCATCATCAAGTTTAATCCTACCAAAAACCGAAAAAAGCTCTATGACGCCCGCCTCCTTTTACAGGGGGCTCACAGGCTCTATTTAACCCTTTCTATCTATTCAGCTTTTTCTTCCCAGGCTAACGCAACTTCTTGCCCACATTTCTTGCACCAAACCATAACTCTCCCTAGTTTGGCCTTGGCAATGACCTTGTCGCAACCATCAGTTGGGCATTCTATTTCTTTTATGATGTCGTCATCACAAATTAACTCCACGCATTGCCCTCCTTCTATGCATCAAAAAAGCCGTCTTGTATTGGACGGCTTACAGTGCAAACTTGTCATATATAATCTTGCTGACTGGCAACTCAAGTCCGAACCGATTGTTAGTTGCCATGAGCTCTACAGTATCATCAAGAATAGCTTGCCTGTCCGTAATCATTTCGGGTGTCATATCCGACTTTTTAACCATTTTCGGATAACCATGTTTTGTTGATACTGCTTTGTTCGCTATGCTGTTTGCCTTGATGTAATCATTTGTTGGCTATGAACTCACAGCCCTTGCGGGTGATTTGGTAGCAGGGCTGGCTTCTATTGAAGGCATCGACATAGCTTGAATCTATAAAGAAATCGGTCGGCGCAATTTTGCGCTCACCTATTTCTTCCATATGGACAACATATCCGCGAATATCGCGCAACAGCTCTTTGTGGTTTTTCTCCACCATATCCGCAACCTCTCGACTATCAAGCGTAGGTGTAGTAGTTTTTGATAAATCAAGCATTACTTTGTCCCCCTTTCTCTATTGCCCATTGTTGCAACAAGACAAGCGCGTGTTCCAGCTGTTCGGGCGTCATAGCGTCGATTATCTGCATAATTTCCTCTATTTCAGCATTGCGGTCAATATTTTTCTGCATGAAAAAATCCTCCTTCAATTTGTAATGAAACAGTAATTGATTAGAGGATTCCGCTGTGATATGATAGATTTATCACGTGGGAAACCTCGTGTGCTCCGAAACACTCCTTGACCGTCCAAAGTTAAAGGGGTGTTTCTTTTATTTGTCGGCTTTTTCGTCTTCTAGCATCTTCTCAATTTGCTCAATCAACATTTCGTGCATGCTTTTGCCTTCGTTGATTGCATGGATCTTGAATAGCCTATGCATTTCATCGTCAAGCCGTAATGTTAATGTCTTGATGTCGTCGCCTCCTTCCTGAGTCATTTAATCATTCATAAATGACACAGTCAAGAGGGGTACCCGCCCAAAAACACAGGACAAAAGATAACAGTTCCAAACATGTGTTCCCGTTGCAACCAGAGGGCTATTAAGCCAATGATTGCAATTTACATGCTCTAATTGGTGCTAAAGTGTAGTCAAAAGTAGTCAACACTGCCAATTATTACATTTGTGTTACAAATCAATCAGCGGGAAAAGCATTATCACTACTGACCACAAAAACAAATTCAGCAATCATGTCATTGCCCACCGTTAAAACCTCCGTTCGATACTCGCCATAACCATCCCACAAGAAAGCAAAGTAGCCATTTATAATGGCATCTTCATGGCCCGCTGTAAAAACAAACCCCTGTATGATTTCCCTGCCATTTAGCGTGTCTGCCTCAAATATAGATAACCGCCCCGTAGGCGTGCGGTTTCTAATCATTGCCCCAGGCGGCATATGCTCGTTAAGCACAGTGCCAGGAATAAACAACACAGGGTCGCCCATATGGTACTCAATCATATAGATAGTGTCGGGGCTTTCGCGCTGTTCTTCGGTTAAATGGTATTGTGTGAGTTCGAAAATGCCCTCAACTATGAATACCTCAGGAACCTCAAAATTTACCCCCATAAACGGCTCAGGGTCAGCTTCATATGACCCTGAGCCGACCTCTGTCTCTGGTGCAGGCCCTGGAGTCACTATATCCCCTGCCACCTCATAATCCACTTCCAGCTCATCTTCTGCCAGCAACCCGCCTATCACAAGAATGCCAACAATAACAGCCAAAACAATAAACCACCGCCGCCGATAAAACGGCTTCGGTTGCCCGACATTTCTGTTCATAAAAATCTCCCCTTTCAAATTTGGAGCATTATACCATCACTCGCAATAAAAAGGGAAACTTATGCTATTGTGTCGCAATTTATGTTTGCACGCCTGATGCAAAATGTGGGTCACCATACACTAATCTATCAAGCTCCTCCTTGGACATTGGCGCGGCATCCGCTTCTTGCACCCGCTCAGGCTTGCCGCTCATATATTCATCAAAGCGCGGCAAGGTTATTTCCACTTTATACTTCTGCGGCTCCTGCGGCGCGTCAGTCTTAATAAAATAAGACTGGGACGCCAAGGCCCGCAGGCAATCCATCTCGTACATCTCTCGCTTATACTTGGAAACAAGATAAAGCGGAAGGGCCTCTATTGGGACGCTTCCACATTCGGCAAGATACCTGACGGCGTTGTAGATACCAACCGTCTTAACTGCGGAAAAAAACGCAGTATTTTCTCATTGGTAATGAGGGCCCTGCCCGCATCCACCATTTCAAAGATGTCATACTTCGCGCCAAATTCTTCCGGCTCCATGTTATAAAAAGCTGATAAAACGCGCACGACTAGCTCAAATTTGCTAGTAAGTAAATCATTGATTGCAGGCATGACCCATGCATATCCAACATCCTTATTGCGCTTCTTTAGCACCCGTTGTGCCTCCAAGACATCTGCCTCTGCCCTGGCAACCGCGCTTTTGTATTCCGCATTATCAGGCTCCGCAAGCACAAGTGCATCTGCTTGCCTCAGCTTGACCTGCAAAGCCCTCACGGCCTCAGCCTCATCGCTTGTCAACTGGCCCATTATATGGCCAACAAAATCAATAATAGGCTCCACATCTGGCATTACCTTTAACAGCACCTGGTGTTGCTGATGTGCTTTCACTTCAAAAAAATACATATTACACCCCGCCCCTTCTAATTTTTGTAATCAGGATCATCTTTTTTATTATATCTGCCACCAGAAGAACGGTTCTGCGCATCTGTGGTGGTAGGCATCACCCCCACTGCCAACGCATCTGCCCGCGCCTGCGCATCAGCCGCCGCAACTTTCGCCTTAACAGCATCCATAGTCCTTTGTGCCGCCGCCAGGTTGCCTGCGGCTATTTCAAGTTCAGCACTAAAAGCCGCCGCGCCTGTAATGCCGCCCGCTTCCGCTTCGTCTAGCTCCATGTTGCCATCTGCGTCAAATGTCCAAATATAATAAGGCGGCATAGATACCCCTGTGGCGCTTCTTATGCGCATCGCAACAAATGTAGCCGGAAGTGAGCTTTCTCCGCGCTCAGCAAATTCTTGGGCAACACTTTCGGCCCCAGTAGTTCGCGGTATATGGATAACCTGCCAACCACGCTCCCCTACCCTGCCCGCAATCAGCGTTAGAGAATGATAATGTTCATCCTTCATAGTCGTTGACGGAATCAAGGCACCCGTAGCAAGGTCGCGTTCCATTGGCGCAGTCGTCCTCAGTACCTTTTGTGTAATGTCCATCAGCGTCATGCTCAGCGTGCCACCGTTAGACGTTATTTCTTGCTCATATGGGTCGTCTCCATCAATGGGGATATCCCGCGTTTCAAGGGCACGTGTAAATGTATTGCCCCCGCGCGTGCCCGAATACTCCGTGCTCATATTTGTCTGCACAAAAGGCTGTATGTCCGTTATATAATTTGCCGTTGGTGAAATTACCGACAACATATCCAAGTCCATAAAGACCTTTCCCGCACCGGTTACAATTCTACTGGATGTCTTACTGGTGCGGCTCCCTAGTGATACACTCATGCTGTATATTCCTCCTCTATTTTTGGCGCGTAAGCGCATTTAATGCAAATTCCATGCCCTCAATCTTGCCGTTTGCAATTGCAAGCTGAACTTCCGGGCTTGCCTGCTTTTCCATTTCAGCAACGCATAAGGCAATCGCCATATCAATTACTGGCGGGTCAACAGCAATCGTGCCTGTGACCGCGCATGTTTCGGCTTTTATGCCGTTTAAGATTTCCAATAGTTCAATTATTCCAATCGCCCCCTTAATTGCAAATTGATAATCGCCCTTACGAATGTAGGGTCATCTTCACCGCTTGCCACAATTTGAAATGGAACATTACCGCGATAAAGCGATAATACCCCACGTTCACCAACCACCAAATCAACGCCGCCTTCCTCGGGAATTGCGTTAAGTATCTGCTCCACAATATCATTAACCCGCCCATAAAAATTAGGTCTGCCCGGCGCACCGTTCGGCTGTAAATCCCTATCCCAAATGGAAACAGAGGCTACCGCGTTGCCGAAAAGTGCGGGCTGGATTGCGTCATACACGATATACGGAAACCGCGCTGGCACAAATTGACCGTTTGGCAGTCTGTCCATTGCAGGGTTGCCGCTTCGGTGGGCTCCGACAGGCGAACCCGGCGGTAGAATTGTCGTTGGGTTGACGTTTACGCTCCCAAATGTGTTAATAAATTGACCGAAAAACCGCTCGTAAGCGATAAATAATTCATTCACTGCATCACCCCTATGCGTTGTTTCAAGTAGCTAATGGGAATCGTTATAACCTCGCTGTGCAATATTGTTTGTTCGTATTTATCGCCTTTCCAGTCTCGCCCAATGCCTTGCCAGTATTTATAGACACTGCCATCATCACGGTGGAAGTAGTGTAAGGTATAGCCGTAAGATTTTAACAGCGGGCGTTTCTTGAAAAAATAAACCAACCACTTTAACACGGCAATCCACCCCACTAAAAAACCGCCCTATGTTGGACGGTTTGCGTTTATTCGTTGTTGTTCTCGCTCCATATCCATAACAAACGGAATAGAACGCCGTATTTCTTCAAATTTATGTGCAACTGGCAATAATTCAACCGTGCCTGTATAGCTTCCAGACAAGCCGCAAATATAGCCAACGTGCCTATTTTCACTATTTCTGACTTCTATTGATTCACCGTTGCTGTTTATGTCGGTGTAAAAGTCTATTTTATTCAAAAAGCGTTGCACATGGTCGTGGAAGTGGCTAACGCTGGGGTCTGTGTGGGTCATGTCGATTATGCGGTTGTTGCCAAGAAAATCGTTGCCACGATAACATGAGCAATTGAATGATTCATTTGCTAACATTGCAGGTATTGGTTTTCCGCAATTCCTGCATGGCTCTGTTGGGCATTCTCGCCTGTCTTGCTTATCTTCATAGAATATACGCCGCGCTTCCTCGTATCTGGATAGCCCTCTTATGTTGTGTTCGTAAATTTGTTTTTGCAAGTTAGAACCACTGTAAGCATACGCTTCATCAATCATTTAACCTTCTCCTATCCCCGCAAACTTTAACGCCGTCTGCTCTTCAACGCTCCGGCTGGTTACGTGTGCAGGGAAATACTTAATCTGTTCATCAGCTTGCGGCGGTGCTTGTTTCGGGTCGCCCTCGATTTTCAAAAATACTTGCATTTCCTCACCGCGTAACACATCGCCGCTTTGTAGGTTTTCGGAAATATCGCAAATAAACTCACCGATTGTCATAGCCTCACGCCCAGCAGCTATCATTTCAAGTTGTGAATTGCGTTGGCGAAAACAACCGCGAACGATACGCCCGTCGCCTAATTCCCATGTTGGAGTGTCCCACGGCGGCGGAAACACGCTCGGAACTTTAACTAACTGTTGCAGCCACCAATCAATATAATATTCGTTCATGCTAATGCTCCACCCCTGTGTGAGGTCTATTCCAGTGCTTCAACTCGTCCCAGTGTACATCTATTGCCGTCAATGGTTTCCCGTCCGTGCCTTTGGCCTTCGTCCACGAATATACGCCGATAACGCTTTCGCTTGTCTTTGCGCTGGGATAGTTCTTAGGGTTGCTCATGTATGCATGAATTCGCTTGCAGATTTCTAAAAAATCACGGTTTATTGCTTGCCCATATATAACACCGTTCCACTCGTCATAAACGCCCTCGGTGATGATGTTGCCGTCTGTGTCGGTGGTTTCGGATAAGCCGTTAAGGGTGTAAAGATATTGCCCTGTCGGTTTTGCAATTGGCGGGTAATGGATAATAATGTCGTTGTCATCATCTGAATACATAGACACGCCACCATTGCCGTCATACGCCCCATTCCCGCCGTTTCCGTTTGAGGCTGGACTTTCACCTTTTGACAGGTCTGATGCGCCGTACAGGGGCAATTTTGACGCAATGGCATGGCTTCCTGTTGCTTGAATCCATGCGTCTTTTTGTGGCTCTATATAAACACGTTGCCCGACTTTCAAGTTGCCATTGGGCAGAGCGATTGAACCGTTTTCAAGTTTGAAATTTCCTGTTATGCGTTGTGCGGGAATTACAAAGAAGTTGCTTAGTGCCGCGCATACTGCATTTATTGTTGCGGATAATTCAAGTGGTGTTATGGTTTTTTCCAAAGTCCTGCCCCCTTGTCTTTTGGTAACAGCACATCTGTTTCATCCGTAAAAATAAGGACTAAAACCGACAGCGCAATCAAGCACCCGGCAAACGCAATTCCCAATATCGCCATGCCCTCACCGCCCTTGCAATAAAACCGCCTAAGCGGTATGTAATAAAATAAATTTCAAAATATTTTCAAAAAAGCGTTGACACGGTAGACAGTATAACTTATACTGTAGACAGTAGCCAAGCAAAACAATTTCAAGGAGGTAAAGTCAATGACAATCAAGCATACCGAAACCAACGATACCCAAAACGGCAAGCTAATAACCGCTTGCGTGAAGTACAGAAATAACATCTACAACGTAAATTGCTACAAAGAAAAAAACGTTGTTATGTGGGGTGCAATGATAAACGCACAAGGAGCAGCAAAGAAGATAAATAAAATGTACGTGCAGGACGCTCCCAAATGGGTACAAAGCGTATTTAATCAAGTAGGGGGCTGATATAATGCCCCGCAACTACAACAAAGAATCCGCATGGCAAAAAGAAAAATACCGCCGATTCCAAGCCAAACTACACCTTGACGAAGCCACCCAACTACAAAAACACCTTGCCGAAAACGAATTAGGTTTTACGGAATGGGTGCGATTAAAACTAAAGGAGGACACCAACAATGGACGCTAACTCCAAGTGCTTTATATTGCGGTATTCCCTTGATTATGGCATTTTCCGTACAGGGTCAAGTGTCAGAACAATTATAGCGGAATCCCATGCGCAAGCCATACGACAACTTAGAGAAATTGGCGAAAGCAAACTAAAGCGTTATTTTGCGCGGGATTCTTTTACCCCTTATGTTTATGGTGTTGATATTTACGACTGCGAAGAGGTAAGCCGAAAGCAACCTAACCTTTACGGCGTGGATTCGGCTGAAAATTAAGGAGGATTGTAATGGAAAACCAAGATAATAAATCCCTTCAAGTAAAAATGTTTAAACCCCCATTTGAAGATTTTGAGGTTGCGGATGTAATTGCAAGCGTCTGTAGTTTTGGCATCTATCCTATGTTGGTAGCAATTAAGCGTGTGTTTGGTGCAGATGCGGCTGAAAAATAAGGAGGATTGCGGAAATGACCGACTACATGAAGTATCGCGGTAACTGCAAGGAAATGTCAGAATCGCTTGTTGCCGATAATCCCAGCCTAACCCTTGTACGCGGCTTTTATATCTGCCCTATATGGGGCGAAGAGCAGCACTGGTGGACAAAAACCACCGATGGTGAAATCATTGATGTTACATCGGCTCAATTCCCGTCGAACGGCAAAGGTGAATATGTCGAATTTGACGGTATGCTACAGTGTTCACAATGCGACAAGCAAATAGCCGAAAATGATATTAACAAATCACATGGAAGTTACGCATTTTGTAGTTACGAATGTTACGGCAAATTCATAGGATTGTAATTTCCTCAAAACGAAACGGCTTGAAATAGCCGTTTTGTCTTTGCCACGCGCAAGGCAAAAGGCGACTTTCGCCGCCCTTGCCGTATGCGTTAATCGCCAAACTCACGCTTCAATGCTCGACTGGCGCGGGCCGATATCGCAGGTTTATTCTGCGAATTAGCACGGGATATTATTGCCCTCAACATCATCTTGCTTAAAACCCATTTCTTTTTCACCGAATCCCATACATAGCCGGGGTAGGTTCTGTTTGGGCCGAAGAAAACATACGCGGGAATTTTGCTTCTATCCTCGCTTCCCGAAGGGGTCTTTTGCCAGTCTGATAGGCTTCTAGGGTGTTCCATCTGACATCTCCTGCAAGATAGCCCTGCGCTCGTCATTGTTTTTCGCGCCGCCAATATCCACACCTATTGCCGCCGCGTATTCTTCAAGTTGCGCCTTGTTAAAATCGTGAAAACCCTCTGGCAGCGGATTTGTGTGCGGCTCGACTACGCTTGCTATTGCCTCGTCAACAAATGCCTTGATTTCGTCCACAGTTGTAAGGTGTGGCGGTATATCAATCCCTTTTTCAGCTGCGAAGTGCAGCAGTTGGTCAAGTGTCGGCTCGACTACGGCAATCACAGGCGCGCCAGTACGGTTATCGCCCGTTGAAAGGTGCCGAATACGTTTTTTGGTTAAGCACTCGTGGGGGTAGGTGTCCCCCGCGTTGTATGTTTCGCCGTCTATGTCTTTGAATTGGAATAATGCTGTATACATAGCACCCTCCTTATGGTGTGACTACGCCGTTGCTCGAACGAAGAACGGCAAACGGGAACGCGCTTCTTTCGCGGTCAATGTCGATGGGGTTTACAACTTGCCAACCAAGACGGATAACCGCACGAAGAGCAACCATGTCTTGTTGTAGCAAGTTTATGATTACACGCCCTTCATCGTCTGAAATTACGCCTGTGCGGAATACTTCAAACGTCATATCTTGTCTAATGCTGTATACAGCATTTTCCCAATCACCCGCTACGGCTATGGCTTGCCCTTTGTCCCATGTTCCGCGCCCCACAAAGTGGATAGGGATGCCGAATGGGTTGTTGTCGTTGCCGCTTGTCGGATTTGCGAATAGGAACGCATTGTTATTATCGCGCAGGTTACGAAGATTACCCCTAAGTGTCCTTTGCGCGGCAAGCCCTGTAATGTCGTACTCGTTATCTTCCAACAGTGCAAAAACACTGTTAAGGTCAGCAAGCGTATCTGTACCCGTACCTGCTGTTATTGCTTGGTTCGCGGCTATTGCTTGCGGTATCAATCCCTGCGGCCATTCTGTGGGGGCTTTCGGGTTGCCGCCATTAAATACTTGGTTGTCAAACACGCGCCCAAACGCTTCAATGAGCGCGGGTCTTGCTTGCCCCCAAATGTCGTATGCGGCATCGTCCAAAACGGCTTGTGCAATCGGGATAATTGCGGCGATTTCGCCAACAACTATTTGCTTTTTTGCCCACGCCATTTTAGTTGTGATTTTCATTCCCGCGTCGCCGTCTACAAAGTCCGCAATCGGCAACAGGTCAAGCACGGACATTTTGCCGGTTTTGGTTGTCATATTCGGCAAGCGACGCATTAACTGCATTGCAACGGACGCTTTCCGCGTACCGTCAATAATGCCAGTTATCGCCGTTTCTTCGGGGGTTATGGCTTCCGCTCTGCCCCTGTTTGTAAAATTATCATCGCCATATACTGCCATGATTTCACTCCTTTTGGTTTTTTGTTTGCCCGCGAATCATAGCGTTCATGGTTGCGCTGGCTGTCGCTGTTTGCAATGCAACGGCTGTCGCGGCGGCCTGCTCTTCTAAAATTGCTTGTGCCGCTTTAAGCCGTGCTGGGTCTGCGGTAATCTCTGCGTGGCGCGTAAGCGCGTGCGCATCTGATTCCGCTTGCCACTTCTTTTCTTGCGCTGTCATACGCGCCATATTTCACCCCTATTCGGCTGTGTCCGCCGCCCCTCGAATCCAGTCATTCATGCTTTTGTTATCGGTTGCACTAACATTACCGGGTGTTTTTGCTCCAAACGCACCCCCTACAACCGTCCGCGCCCCGCCCTGCGTCTCCTTGGCGAAGTCACCCTCACCCCAACGAGTTTTTGCGTCTGCAATGGCCTTGTCGGTGTCTTTCAGCACGCCTTTCGAGTCGAGAGTCAACAGCTCCCGGTTAGCCAGTTTTAACTCATTGGCTATCAAGTCTGGTCGAAGTCCGGCAGAGGTTAAAGCGTCCGCATATAGCTTGTCGATTGTGGCATTGGTTGCGGCCTGCTTATGAGTGGTTACAGTTGCCTCATGTGCGACTTTTTCTGTTGCAAGGTCGCTTTTTGCGGTTTCCAGTTCGGCGGTTGCGGTATCGTACTTGGATTTCCATGTTTCTTCATCCTTTTCATACGCACCATTATGGGTTGCCATTACATCGTCAACCTCTTTTTGCAAGTCATCTATGGCTTTTTGGGCAATAACCAAGTACCCATTTACACGGGTTTCCAAGTCATTTAGGATGCTTGTCGCAATATTTTTAACTACTGTGTTGCTAACGCCTTCAATGCCTTCAAGGCCGCTAGAAACCAATGCTCTAATTTCGGCATTGCTTGGTTTTGTAAAAACTAATGACATACTATTCTCCTTCCAGCGGCACATGCACGTGCCGGGCGCCTGTTGTTTCGCCCACAGGCTGGGCAGTTTTGCAGTTTTACGCCAATGCAGGGCATATAAAAAGCACCCGTGGTTGGGGTGCTTGGTGGTTAGGCTCGCTTGTTCCAGTTTTCAACTTGCATAGCCCTGTCTTTGTGATAAACAAGTCCACCACGACAATCTTTGCAGATTATTGTCCAACCATGCGGGGCCCTATTGTATTGTTTAGCTTCACCACCACAAAACGGACATGGCTTTAATTTTTCCACAATCCCACTTCCTTTCCGCATAC